GTATGGCTGGAAACAATGGCTGGAAACAGGGGTAAAGCGCGGTAAAGCGGGGATAAGATGTGGGGCATGGCGAAAAGATGCAGACCGAGGAAGGATTCGGCGAAGGAGCCGGCGAAGGAGCCCGTCGGTTCGTTCGTGCGCAAGATCGGCGGGAGGAGCTCGCGGGAGCGGGAGGATTCCGCCGCGCTTGCGGCGGCGAACCCGTGGTTCACGCCGCCGACCTGGAAGCAGCTTGTCGGGATGGCGCGCCTCGCGATGGAGGACGAGAACGAGGAGCTGGTGAAGAAGTTCGAGGCCCGTGCGGCGCGGCGGCAGAAGTTCATGTACGACAACGGGATCGGGGAGGTTGCCGACGTGGCGGCGCTTCGGAGGGGGCTGCTGGAATACTACTGCGAGGTGGTGACGACGACGAGCCGGGATGTCAGGGGTGCGTTCAGGAGGGTCGGGGCGAACTACGGGGATCTGCACGGCGGGGTGCTGAACAGGTGCTTTGATTTGTGGGTGGTGCGGGAGTTCGTCTGCAAGCTGCGCGGGAAGATCGCGCGGGCGGTCGCGGAGGAGAGCGCCTCGGTCGCGCAGGAGAGCCAGCTGCGGCTGATCACGGAGGACGGGTGCGAGCTGAACCAGCGGGCCGTGGAGGTGAGCCTGAAGGCGACGATGCGCGACGTGTACGGGGAGAGCAACGAGGTCGGGACGGCGAAGGACGGCAAGGCGGGAATAACCTATAACTTCCCGAACATGACGTTGAACTGGATCGTGGCGCCGGGTGCGGCGGGCGGTGCGGCGGGGAATGGGGGCGTGGCCGGAGCCGTGGGGGCTGCGGCCGGCGCGGTGCAGGAGATCGCCGGGGCCGCGGCGGAGGTCGGGTTCGACGGGGGCGGAGCTGGCGCGGGCGGCGTCGTGGTCGACGCGGAGGTGGTGGACGGCACGCCTGCTGACGCGGAGCAGGTGCCTGCCTCTCCCGCGAAGCCGAAGCCCGAGACGAGGAAGAAGCCACGCGACGAGATCGAGCAGAGGTTCATGAGCTGGTGGGAGTAGCGGATGGCGAGGAAGTTCACATACGTCGCGTCGCCGACCGGGATTGCGTTCCACAACGCGGCGCCAGGGACGTATCTGTACAAGGGGATAAGGGCCGTGCAGGGGACGGGAAAGACGGTCATCTGCCATCAGGACATGGTGATGAAGAGCCACATGCAGCCGCCGATCGTCGATCCGAAGACCGGGCGGCTCGTGCGGTGGACGCGGTGGGGGATGTTCCGCGACACGTTCCAGGCGTTGCAGAAGACGACGATACCTGACTGGTTGGACTGGCATCCCGTAGGCGAGAACATGGTGATGCACTGGTCGCCTCCGATCAACGGGGTGTACGAGATACCGTCGATGCTGCCGGAGGACAGGGAAAAGGGAATAACTGTCCGCATGGAGTTGTACTTCTACGCGACCGGCGCGCCTACGTTCATGAACGACGTGGACGGCCTGTCGCTGTCGGGGGCGTACTTCAACGAGGCGGCGGCGCAGAGCTGGGAGGCGATCCACAAGGTTCAGGAGCGAGTCGGTCGCTTCAAGCCGCCGGGCGCCTCCGCGCAGGGGTGGAAGGGGCTGTCGTTCGGAATCCTGATGGACACGAACACGCCGACGGACTCCTCGTGGTGGTATAGGCTGGAGCAGGTGGAGAAGCCGGACAGGATGCTGTGGTTCGTCCAGCCGCCTCCGTTGATAAGGTCGACGGAGCGTCCTCCCGCGGGGTGTCGCGGTACGAAGGTAGGCGACGTGTGGTACATCCGCAACGACGCGGCCGGCCACGCGGCGTTCGGCACGAGCGGCGTCTGCGAGAACGTGGAGAACCTCGGCGACGGGTGGGACTACTACGAGAAGCAGCTGACTGGCGCAGATGAGGACTACATCAAGATGCGCCTGCTGAACGAGTACGGGAAGGTCAAGGCGGGGCAGCCGGTGTGGCCGGGGTACATCGACAGCGTGCATTCGACTGACGAGGAGTTCGCACACGAGCGCGGCAACGTGACGCTCGTCGGGATGGACTTGGGCGGAAATCCGGCCGCGGTGTTCGCGCAGATGACGCACATGGGGCAGTTCAGGGTGTTCGGCGAGGAGGTCGCGTTCAACAAGATGGTTCCGCCGTTCGTGGAGGAGCAGCTGATACCGTACCTCGTGCGGCACTGCAACTGGCCGCTGACGCCGGCGGTGGTGTTCCCCGATCCGTCCGGCAAGAACCTCACGGAGATGTCGACCATCTCGGCGCACGCGTTCTTGCAAAGCAAGGGGCTCAAGGTGGAGGTTCCGCCGGAGCTGACGCGGAACGACGTGATGACGCGAATCAGTGCGGTCGATTCGCTGCTGCGGCAGATTTCCAAGGGGCCTGACGGCAAGGCGATGCCGAAGTTCCTGCTGTCGCGGAAGTGCGAATGGCTCCGCAAGGCGATGAACGGCGGGTACTGCTACCGGAAGATGCGGACGGTCGACGGATCGGAGCGGTACGACGACAAGCCGGACAAGGGGTCGAAGTTCTCGCACATCGCGGACGCGCTGCAATACGTGGCGTGCGGCGCGACAGCCGGCGGCGGCAGGCTCGACGCGCTGCGATCGTCGTTCCGTGGCGACGGATGGGGGCAGCAGGGGCAGTACGCCGCGCCTTCGCAGTGCTTCGAGTTCGGGTGCTGAAAAAAATGCCGAAACGCATGGGTAAAGCGTGGTAAAGCGAGTGGATAATACTTGGCGATGGGCCTAACAGACCAGATTTTCGGCGCGCCTCTTGGGACGGCGGTGCTGGAAAGGACGGCGCCGCAGGGCGCGGAGGCCGTTACGTCGCCCGTTCCTCCCGCGCAGCCTGACGGACAGGAGCCGGAGGTCGTCCAGACCGAGCCGATGTCGCGCCTCGCAACGTTCGTGATGGACGCGTTCAGGACGAACAGCGACTACCGGAGAAACAGCGGCGTCGACGCGCGTCTCGACTACGCGCTGACCGCGAACAGGTGCAGGTTCACGAACGAGCAGCTTGACGCGCTCGTGAACAAAATGGGCATTCCGAGGACGATAGCGGAGCACCTGAAGACGGCGATCACGTTCGTCAAGACGCGCGGAGCGAAGTCGATCCTCGGCGATCTGTTGAGCCAGAGCGGAGAGCCGCTTTTCGACTTTACGCACTCGCCCGTGCCGGACATCCCGATAGACGCGGTGCCGGAGACGGAGCAGGCCATGTCCGTCGAGATACAGGCGCTTCTCGCGTCGCTCCAGCAGCAGGGTGTGACGCAGCTTCCGCCGGAGGCGGAGGCCAAGCTGATGCAGGCTGTGCAGATGGTGACTGCGGACAGGTACGACGACATCTCCAACCAGAAGGAGGCCGCCGCCCGCAACCGCGTCCGGCGCATGAAGAACAAGGTCTGGGATTTGATGGAGGAAGGCGGCTTCATGGAAGCCGTGCACGACTGCATATCGAACCTGTGCGTGTACGGGACGTGCGTGCTGCACGGCCCCGTGATGCGCGCCGTCGAGTGCAACTCCGTGAAGCAGACGGGGCAGGGGAAGGTTCCGAAGTACGTCCGCGAGGTGAAGCTGAAGCCGGTGTTCGAGAGCGTGAGCCCGTGGGACTGCTACCCCGCGCCGGACGCGAAGGAGACGTCCGACGGCCCGTTCTGCATGAAGGTGAAGTACGCGGCGCACGACCTTTGGACCATGTGCGACAGGGGCGCCGCTAAGGAGAAGAACGGCGAGGGGTGGAACGACGCGGTTGTGCGCGACATCCTCGACAGGCATCCTTCTGGCGGCGTGAAGCTTCGCCTCTACTACGACAACACGGACGCGGACCGCAGGGTCCTTGAGGACAGGGGCTACGAGGACACGAACGACTGCACGTTCGAGGGCGTGCGGTGCTACGCCTACGTCCGCGGGTCGATGCTTTCCGAAATGGGAATCGTCCGCAACCGCGACAACAAGGCGATCCGCCTGAACGACTACTACCGCGTCGAGAGCGTGGTGGTCGAGGACAAGGTGGTGTTCTGCCGCATACTCGACAACCGCATGGACGTGCCCGTTTCGCACGCCTCGTTCTACGACATCCCCGGCTCGTGGTGGGGCGAGAGCATCGCGGACAAGCTGCGGCTCGTGCAGACGATGCAGGACAACACCGCGAAGTCGCTGTTCCTCGACCTTGCCGGCACGGGGCCGATGTTCTGGGTGCGCAACTCAGCGCTTCTGCGCGACAAGTCTCCGTCCGCGACGATGTTCAAGGCGTACAAGACGGTGATGTTCGACGAGCCGATGTTCCCGGGCGGAGGCTCCTCCGGCGTTCCAATGGGCACGATCGAGGTGCCGTCGCGCGCGAGGGAGCTCGTCGCCGAGTGGGACATGTGGAACCAGCAGGCGGACAACGACAGCGGCATCCCGCGCTTCGCGGAGGGTCAGAGCGCCGGCCAGAGCGGAGCGCTCCGCACGTCGAGCGGTCTTGCGCAGTTCAACGAGCACATGATGCGCGGCATGAAGTCCGTCCTGACGTCGTTCGACAACAGCCTCATCCGCACGGCGGTGCGCCGCATGGCCGATTGGGAGCTGATCTACGGCACGGACATGGACTTGAAGGGAGACGTGTTCGTTCTGCCAGTCGGGCTCATCGGGCGCATCATGCGCGTGCAGCGCGACCAGTCGCGGATGCAGCTCTTCAACATGATCGTCACGAACCAGTTCCTGCTCCAGCTCATCGGGCCGAAGGGCGTCCTCGCGCTGCTACGCCCGTCGCTGAAGGACCTGGACGTGAACCCGGACGACATCATTCCGAGCGAGCAGCGCATGAAGTTCATGGAGGCAGTCGAGGAGCTGAAGCAGCTCGCCGTCGCGGAGGCGCAGGCACAGCAGGGCGCGGCGGCGCCCGCCGACGGAATGGGCGACGGCGGTCAGCAGGCGCATGGCGCGCCTCCCGGCGTTGCGCAGCCGCCGCAGGTCGAGATGCCGCAGGGCGGCGTCGAGGAAAGGAGGGCCGTGGCATGATGTCGGAGGCCCAGCTCGTGCAGATGGAGCGCGACGCGATGGCGAAGATGCCGCCGCCCGCGTTGGAGGCGTTCGCCGCGTTCCTGCGCGCGAAGGCGTTTCTCGCGGGGTACGCGTGCAGCCAGATAGGCGCTCCGGCGGACTTCCAGTCCGACTGCCGCGCCACGATCAGATTTTGCAACAGTTTCGCGGACAAGGCCGAAGAGGCTCTTTCCGCGCGCCGGGCGGACGCCACCGCCCAAGCGCGGGGGGATTCCACGTGAAGCCGGTCCATAACAGAAACAGCAACCGCCCGGAGATTCCGCCCGTTTGCGGCTCGCCGAGGCAACGCCGATTCCCTGAAAAGGCATCAGGGCTCGACGAGGAGGAAAGACAAGGATGAGCGAAGAGAAGACCATAACCGACGCGCTTTCTGGCGGAACGCCTAACGGCGACACGACTGACTGGAAGGCCAAGTACGAGGAGGCGCAGCACGCGCTGGAATCTGCGAAGGTCGAACAGGGGCGCGTCAAGAAGCTGGCCGAGGAGAACGCAAAGCTCCAGAAGCAGCTTGCGGAGCGCACCACGCGCAGGCCGAGCGACTACCTGACCGACGAAGAGCGGGAAGGCATCGACGCCGACCAGCGCGGCATCATCGACAAGATGGTGGACGGGCGCGTTTCCGACGCTGTTGCGTCCAGCCGCGAGGAGATCGAAAGGCTGAAGGCCAAGATCGCGGAGCGGGAGG